GGTCCCGCTATAGCCGCCGTGGCCGTGTTCCCACTGGGCCTTTTCCACTAGCCTGTCGAATGCCGCCTTGGCGGTCTTGCCCTTGCCGACTCGCTTGTATTCAGATGCGCCCATGTTGCCACTTCCTATAGATAAGTTCTGACGGTTTCGGCCACTGCTAGGCCATTGTCAGCACAGTCAATCACTGTGGACCGTCAAGGGCTACGAGTTGGCGGCGAAGACCGCCTGTGCGAAGCCCCGTGGTGTTGCGCTGCGGATGTTCTTTGTCCTCAGGGATTTACCGCCCAGCTTCCAATGAAGCGCGGAATAATTCAGGCCGTTACGGTCCTGATACTTGACGGGGTCCACGGGCCGCGCCTCTGGCATCACGAACCCGTTACCGGTCCAGAGACAGGTTTTCTTGGTATAAGCGTCACGGGCTGGGATTATGTCGGGGTATGGGCTGGTGTCGTCTTCGGGCAGATACCCGCCGAAGTCGCAAGGCTGGAATATGTGGTTAGGCTTGCGCCATTCGCTGCTGATAACGCTGACGGGATTCTCTATGGCATATGGCACGTTGTAGGCTTCGCCGATATCACGGGCCATATACACAAGGGCCATAGCTTCGGCCCTATAGTTAGGGTTAGCGGCGGCCTTGGTGGCGAAGTGTCGCGCCCCTGATATAGCCAAGTCGGTGCATGGTGGGAATCCGAATACCATTTCCACTGTGAAATCTTCGCAGATTTTCGCTATACGTTCGCCCCATGTTGACGCGTCGCCGCCAACCCTACAGCTAAGCCTATGCAGGGTGGACGGGGGCCATACTGTCAACCCGTCTGGGTGTTGCATGTCAAATTGAAATGTTGTGTGGGTTTTGGCCCACGGCTTGACCATCTCACCTGTAAGGTCAAAGAGGCTGATAACGGCTTTGGGTTTATTCATTAGTTCGCCTCTTTCGCGTAGCGTTGACGCATGGCGGCATCGTGTTTCTTGCAGTACTGCATCGGGTCCGAGCCTATCGGATCCTTAGCTTTGGCTTCGGCTTTGGTGTCGCAATTCGCGAACGGGAAGAAACATTGTTCGCGTTCTATCCTTGCGATGCGTTCGTCTACGGTTTCCAAGGATTTAGCACTGTTGCGTATCCACTGGCGGCGGTCTGGCGGCGGGGTCATGGTCAGTTGGTCGTCGCAGTCGTAACAGACCAGCAAATCGCGTTTGAGAGCCGCTGCGTATGGGCCGTTAAACACGCCGCCGTCGCAGGATTCCTCAAGGGTCACATTGTGGGTTATGCGATTTTCGCAAAGGTACATTTCGCAATTGAAGATATCGGTATTCATGGTTTCCATCCTTTAATGCTCGATTATTACGACTGATTTCGCGACCTTGTCTGCGCCCGCGCACAGTAGGCAATTGGCACACGTTGTCTTGTGTCCGCCCTCTTTACTTGCTGGACACCTAACCTCATTAGCGTTCACCGTGGGATTTTCGCTGTGATCCACGCGGAATGTCCGCCATCCCATAGCCTGTGCTTCGAGGGCTTCCGCGTCGGTATCACATGAGGCCATGAGGATGGTTTTAAAGCGTGGATCACACGTCTTCCAAGTATGCGTATATCCGGTATGGCCGCGCCTACCCTTTAACAGTTTTTCGACAGTCTCGAAGGGCACGCTTGTCGGCTCGCCATATGCGCCCAATCGTATGGGAACGTCACGCTTGCCATAGTCTACGGCTTCGCCATAACCTTTATCGGTTTCGTATTGCCACACGCTGCGCGGCCCTTGATCAAGGTTAACGTAGCAAACGTTACCGCGCAGCGGACATTGGCCACATGTCGCAGTGTCTAAGCCTTGGTCAACCGCTGCGCGTGGTTTCATCTCTTGGAGTAGAAACCATGCCTGATGCATGTCTCCGGTCTTGGGATTGGCGGACGCGGTATTGGTTCCGGTCAATATCCCGTATATTTGTTGACCGTCAAGGTTGCTGGGTCCATCGTGAAACTTGAACCCGTTAGACATTTTCGAATTCCTCGACAGCTTCAATCTCTCTCAGATTCTCTTCGGTAAAGTCTGCTAGAACGTCGGTATACATTGTTGGCTCCCTTGCGTTTCGTTTGATGAAGCTATCTTATAGTAGCCAATAAAGAATGTCAACACCCAATTTTGAGATTGATAAAATCAGAACAGAAAAACCTGGTCACGGTCCACGCCTAGGAATTGCCCCGGAAATTGGTAAAAGTAGAACAGAATCTGAGCGTGGTATAATTGCCAATGTAGCGGGTGATTCATCCGCTTACGCTGTGAACCCGTGGAAGTGATACGGGTTGATTGGCTAGCTGGGACAATACAGCCAATCGCGTGATAAGTATTAGGGCCGACGTTGACGGGTAGGCGGACTGGTTTCGGCCAGTGTCGGCAGCTTATCGGCAGGCTATCTAACCGATAGTCTGTTAAGCGTGAAACCAGTAAAGAGTCCTAGGGGACGTTGTAACTATGGGCCTAACTTCGAAACAAGAACTATTCTCGAAGCTTGTAGCTTTGGATGGTTTGAATCCTTCCGAAGCTTATAGACAAGCTTACGATACCAACCCGAAGCTTCAATCCTCAATCCATGAACAATCCTCAAAGCTAATGAGTAACGACAAGGTTGCAACTAGGATAAAAGAGTTATCAGAGGCTGTAACTAGTGAGATTGTGGCTAATGTAGCGTGGACTAAGGAACGGTTCATAAAAGAGGCGGAAGCTAACCTGATTCAGTCTCGAGACTTAAACCAGATGAATCCTGCTAATACCAGTCTCCAATTGATTGGACGGGTAACGCAGATTCTGGAAGATAAACCCATGAATCAGGTAAACATTGGGATAGTTGAGACTCTAGGCAAGCTACCTGATTCTGTGTTGCAGGCATTGGAATCAATGGGACCATCGGAGCCTGTAACCATTGAAGATACAGGCTCGATCGAGGCTAGTTACAAGCTACTGGAACCCGAGCCTGAATGAGCCTAGAAACAATGTACCAGCGCGCCCCGGAACCTTAACCCGCAGGCGCCAGGGGGTACCCTGAAACCGCACGGGGGCGGGGTACTGGTACGGTTATGGGTCACTCAGCCGCTCCTGCAACCCTCTTAGAACCGGCTTCTGTAGGCTCGGTGACCGCTTCTGTGGCTGCTCTCTGGCTTCGGCATCTTTGGTTTCCGATTCTTCAAAGGCTGTTCTGAAAATACGCATATGACTATTTTTAAAAGGGGCGGTTCTATGTCTTATGTAGCTTTGAAATGCCCTGATTGTGAGAGGTTGACGACTTACAATGGCCGGGGGAAGTGTCGTTGCGGGTCGTATCTGATCCATCACTTCAAAGGGTCGGTATTCATCGATCCAGAGAGGAAGACCTGGGACATGAGAGATGAGGATGACCCTGTTCTGATCGAGCCTGCGCCGGTGGGGTCTATTCGTCAGATAAGGAATAGGCGGAAGTGAGAGAGGGTAGATGATCGATATTGAAGCTTTGGGGTTGAGTGAGGAAGAGAAGGTCCAGGTAGCGATGTTAGCTGGGCATGAGAGGGCGAAGCGGTCTTTCGAGAGGTTCGTGGCTTATGTGAAGATCTCGGAGAGTGGGGAGGGGATGGTTCCGTTATTGGAATGGGACCATATAAAGACGTTGAACCGGGTGCTTACCGAGAGTAAGAGGGTGGTTCTGGCGAAGAGCCGGCAGATAGGTATCACGACCGATCTGTCGGCTTTTGGTTTGTGGCATGCGATGTTCACGCCGCAGGCTTTGGTGTTGTATTTCAGTAAGGGGGAGCGGGACGCGTGGGAGTTCCTGGCGAAGAGTCGGAACACCTATAGGAACCTGCCGGAGGGGTTGAAACAGCCTCTGGGTGAGGGTACGGAGTTTCCGAATAACAGGGAGCAGATGAGTTTCGCCAACGGTGGCAGGATACTGACGCTGCCCAGTACCGAGACTGCGGGGCGTGGCTTGAACCCGACGCTGGTAGTCATGGATGAGGCTGATTTTCACGAGCACCTCGATTCTGCGTACAACGCTGTTAAGCCCGGATTAGATGATAATGATGGGCATCTGATATTGACCAGTACCGTCAATCCGCAGAAGGCCCGGAGCCTGTTTCAAGACCTTTATAAGTTGGCGCCGGTGAACGGTTTCACGAAGTTATATTTCGGGTGGAGGGCGAGGCCGGAGCGGGACGATGCCTGGTATGCGAAGACGAAAGCGGAGTATGTGGACCAGGCACTGTTCCAGAAGGAGCATTCTGAGACTGAGGCCGAGGCGTTTGCGCCGGCCGCGGGTATCGCAGCCTTCAATCTGGTGAGGTTGACCGCTTTACAGGGGCAGGTGAAGCCGCCGGTGATGCAGATACCGGTGGGGGTGACCACGGCGAACATCTATCAGGACTTCATCGCACTTCCTAACCAGAGGTATATGGCCGGGACCGACCCATCTCACGGGGTGGGCGGTAACGGGGACGATGGGGTGACCGTCATCATGCATATGAACACCGGAGCGGTGGTCGCAGACATAAAGACGAACACCGTGCCGCCCGATCAACTTGCGATAGCGTCGATGGAACTGCTCGAGAGGTACAAGAACCCCATCTGGGCGATAGAAGACAACGAATGGGGCATATTAGCCATCAGGACGGCCCAGGCGATGCGCTACCGGCACCTCTATCACCGTGACGACGGCAACAAGGTGGGCTGGCACACCGACGAGCGGTCAAGGAACGTGCTGTGGGGGGACTTGAGGGAGGCTATCGAGACAGGACAGCTCACCATCTTCAATGAGGACGGGTTGGCCCAGTTCTTCGAGGTCATATATCGGGAGAGAAGGGAGGGGAGAGTGCGGATCGAGGCCCGTTCCGGGGGTCATGACGACTATCCGATGGCCGTTGGCATCGCCTGGCAGATGCGGATGCACGCTCGGGTGGCAAGAGCGTCACTACCCGCAGCGGGAGTGGGTGACAACGGTACCTGGGGTAGTATAATGCAGACTACATCTGGTAGGCGGTGGTGATATGCCCCAGGATATGAGGCCAACGGCGGAATCCGTCACGACGGCGCGGAAACAACTGCAAGATTTGTGGTCTAACTGCCACGGTAAGTGGGAACAGGTGGACAGTTACTACAACCGGACGTTCCAGATCTGGCCTGACGGGCTAGATAGGCCCGGTTGGTATCGGCCCATGAGGGCAAGGAGCATCATCGACCACGCCGTGGACCGGCAGTTGGCCCACGAACCGACCATCCACAGAGAGCCGGTGGGACAGGGCGAAGAACACAAGGCCAAAGCGGACAAGGTCGAGCCAGCGCTCCGGGCGATCATGCGCCATGTGTCTCTGGAGGAGATATCGCTCCCCTGGAAGCAGGCAGCCAAGCACCTGATGCTCTATGGGTACGCGGTCATCGAAGACGGCCTCGATTCGGTGGTCATGAACAAGAGAAGGGACAAACCCACCAAGAAACGGAGCGAGGCTTCCTCGGATTACGACACCAGGGTCAGACTGTGGGAGAACCTGAAGCGCTCGATGGTGCCGTTCCGTACCAGGACGCCCCACCCGGCCCGTGTCTTGATGGACCCGACCAGGAAACGCCCGAACATGGCTATAAAGCACACTTATCGTTTGGCCGGTGACCTATATGATCTGACTTATGCCCGTTCTCAGGGTAAGACCAAAGGCCGGAACGTCGAGGTGGAGGTCTTCGAGCGGGATAACCCCCAGGAGATGGTACTGACCGACGAGTGCTGGTCCGAGAACTGGCACGGCATGTTCACCGCCACCGGTGAGCAGTTGTTCGTGGAGCCTAACACCTGGGGCTTCGTGCCTTTCTCCCACGCCTTCGCCGGTTACGGGAGCGAACCCACCCAGATGGAGAATATCGACCCCTCATATATGGCGGTGGGGCTGCTCGACCACGCGATGGAAGACCTCCTGGCCCAGGCGCAGGAGTCCGCAGCTAGACATAACGCGGTGATCGACGCCGCCTTCAACCCGATGGTCACGACTGGAGATGCGGCCGAACTGCAACAGCAGTTATCACGGGGAGATATCCTCGAGGGACAGCGCGGCGAGTACTTCAGGATGGAGATGCAGCAGTTGCCACGCTGGATGTTCGAGTCAGAGCAGTGGATAGACCGCGACCTGGACATGGGTACTTACAACCGTTCCGTGGCCGGTATACGGGAGCAGGGCGTTTCGACCGTGGGTCAACAAGCAATACTTTCAAGTTCTGCTGACCGTAAATTCGTAGCTCCCGCAGTGCAATTACAACACTTAGCAAGCGTGTCCACCGGACATATCTTGCAACTGATAGACGTACTGGACCTGGACCTGAAGGTCGAAGGGCATGAGATACGGCCGTCTGATCTTGAGGGTGAGTACTCGGTGAACGTGAAGTTCGAGCTGATCGACCCGGTACTCCAGATGCAGAACCGGGAGATGGGACTGCGTGAGGTCCAGCAGGGGCTTAAAT